GTGCTCCATGTTCTTCTGCTTCAGTACCTCCGTTACGAATAGCAGCCAATTCACTGCCAAATGTAGGGTATTTTGTAGCCATTATGGCTTCAATAATACTATCTCTTTTAGCCAGTTTGTCTGGAATAACAGCAGTGTCGTAGACGTATTGGTCGTCCATGTCTTCACTGCCTTCTACAAACTGTTCGTTAAAGTTGATATGGAGCTTTCGCCCCATCACTTGATACGTTTCTAATTGGAACGGGGAATATGTTTTCATATCAATCCTCTAGCGTGTTTCCACAAACCTTTATTGTTGAGTGGTTTTATCCATCCGTAATAAGACCACAAACTTTTAATCTTTTTATGTAAGACAGCGTATAAGAATTTAGATTTTATACGTTCACGTAGCCTTGTTCTGCTGTGCTTGAATAGATACCCACAGAAGTCAAGACCATTCTCTTCAACGTGGTGTAGGGTGTATTTAGGTTTGATTGATAGTCTGAGTGCCTTCACTTTCTGTTTTATAACCTTCTTATAATACCTTAGTTGTTCCTTACAATCAGAGAATAGTATCAAATCGTCGCAGTAACGAAAGTAACCTTTAACTTTCAATACCTGTTTTACAAACCAGTCTAACGGAGATAGTACCAAGTTACCCCATATTTGAGAAAGAAAACTCCCAATAGGGAGACCGTCAATACTGTGTAGTATCTCTAGCAATAATGTGATTGTATCAGGACATTTTATGAATTTATGTATTGCGTATTTTTCGACAACATCATGTTTAACAGACGGATAGAACTTCTTTACATCAAGCTGGAGGTAGTAGATAGGTTTGTTTTCGTTGATGTATTTCTGTACGCGCTTACGTGTATCAGACTGACCTCTTCCGGGCAACGATTGAAAGGTATCTCTGATAAGAGATTTTCGCCAGAAATCTCCGCAAACATTCATTATTGCGTGGTGAACTATTCTGTCTGGGTAGAATGGAAGGGATTGGATAACTCTTAGCTTACCTCCCTCGACTTTTTCAAATACTTTGTATTCTCCGGTCTTATAGGTTTTGTTGACTAGAGATTCTTGTATCTTTAAAAGGTAGTAGTCGGGGTCTCTATCTATCTCTTTAACTTCATTATAATGAGACTTACCTTTCTTTGCCGAACGATAAGCCTCACGTAGATTGTCAAGATCGTAGATTTTATGGTAGAGGTTGCCGTGACGTTTCATTTGCTGCAATGCTCCCTAGCGTTTCGACAGAGCTACTAAGCTACATGTGGGTTACATTATTCGCCTTACACGGCTAGGGAACATTAGCAAGTCTTCATAGTTTGAATTGCAGCAAGCTGCGAAGAGATGTTCTGATTCGTCGAACTAGAAACATTATTCAAATTCGCGTAAGAAACGCCTGCATTCGTGCCATTATTCGCATTCCCGCCGACGTTAGCTACGTGCCATCTATGCTAAAGTCCCCTTTACTACATTGTGTAAGACAAATAACTCCTTGTTTTAGTTCTGATTAATTTGGTGTGAAGGCAAGCCGCGAAGAGAGGCTCCGATCCGCCGAACCAGAAACATTATGCAAAAGCGCGCAAGAAACGCCCGCATGCGCGCCACGATCCGCACTCCCGCCGACGCGAGCCACGCGCCATTCTGTACTTTGATAGTAATAGTCAGCAAACCCTAATGTACTACCTCCACTGGAATCACTGATTACATCAGCTAGGGTACTGTGTTGCACATCTCTGATATATCCATTTGACAGGGGTGCTTGTACGCCTATTTGTTCATACCCGGTGGTGGTGTTGTCAACTAAGTTGGACGGTTCGTTCCTGACATACCAAACTTGATCATTGACGTTCCAACCATCACACCACTGCCAAGCATTACCCCAGAGATTTTCAATACCTCGATAAGACATCCATGCTGTATCTCTCGCATTGCTGTCCACACCACCGCTACCATTTCCGATAGTATTACTCTTACCAGCAACGGAATGTGGACTGTCTAGTTGATCTGCACTAGATGGAGGGTATCCTGTTGACACACTTACATTTCCGTTAGCCAGCAGAGCCTGAGAATTGAACCCGCCATACTCAACAAAGAAGAGGAGCTGGATTGCTTTTAGTTGCCAGAATAGCCACTGCGACCAACCAGTTCCACGATTGCTTGCCATCGAACGACACTCATCACGAGTTACGCCAACCATCGGATAGAAACCATTTACACTCGCTAATAGGTCTGTGGTTGTGTCAATGTTTGCAGTATTATCGTCTAGATTTAGTCCATTAATATGTGTAGCGGCGCTATCATCATATACACAGGCTTGATATGCACCTATATAGAATGCGTCCCGCTCTCCTGTATTACCCTTATAGTGCCACATTCCCACACTGTCGTCATATTGCAGTGTGCCGCCAATAGCAAATGCGGGATGGACAACAAATCCACTCCTTGGTGTTTCAGAAATTTCTCGTTTCCACTCTCCTGTGAACAGCTTATGAATCCGCACATAGAACTTGGGAACTTCCACCATTACCTGACCATCTGTTCCATCAAGCACAGCAGGCGTTACACCATCTTCCTGTAACGTACTGTCATTAGCGTCAAGGTAGTAGTTAACTGTACCGTCATCTAACAGCAAGCAACGGCGCATACGTTCATGGATGGGGGTTACACCTGTGGATATACCGTCTCTCCTAAACTTATCTGATACACTATCCCAAATCAAATTACGTGTTAGGCGCGGTTCAAAGTTATCAGAAATTAACTGTGCATCCGGGTATTTATCTGCTGCTCCATTGACAGTCTCCTGTGCTGTAGCCTTCTCTACTTTACCAAGACGTTCTGTTGTCGCCTTACTCAAATCACTAAGTTTCATTCTACTCTCCAATTAGTTCCGTCGAAGATAAGGGACAAACCCACATCTAAATCATATTCTAATACTGTGTCAGACACATTCTGATAGATGATAGGGCCATTAATAGTCGGTGTACCTGACTGTTTCATCAGATAGATAGTGTCTCCTACATCGGCGCTCGGAAGTGTCAATACAATACTGCCGTCTACTAGATAACGTTTATTTACTTCTAGTGTGGAGGATGTGGTAATGTATACACTGCCCTTATCGAGTTTATTTGCAATGTCCAGTTGATTACCAGATACATCTGATTGCAACGTATCAATCTCACCTTCGGCAGTACCTACCCTGCCGGATAGTGCATCAACACTCTGTTGAAACTGTGCAATATCAGCAACACCTTGGTCATTTAACCAATCTTCTAGTGTACCTACATACCCACTCTGTACAGCTAGGTCATAACTACTCTTTCCCGGTGGCCCTTGTTCTGTTGTACCCACTGTTACAAATTGTTGGTCTCTAATAATCACCTTAGACATAAGCAATCTCCGTAACAGCTTGCTTCAAGAACGCTCTACCTTCAATAATACGTTCCACTGTCCCGTCAGAGTAAATAACCACCAAATCATGCCTTGCTTTATCGAATGAGTATGTATCTGTTATTTCAGCAGGTACTTCAACACTGATAAGGCCATTTACGGGGTCGGGGCTTGATATGTACGGAGTAAAGTCAGCAAGCAGTGTACCGCCATACGTATCCCTAACTTACATAGCATACGTACAGCCTGTCAGGTTAATTGGTTGGTCATACTTATCCCTGTATTCAAGGGAGAGTTTGTATGTTGCCCCTTGTTTGATGTAAATATCAAAGATTAGCTTATTCATACATCACCTCCCACACTCCACTGTTATATATCATTATAAGTTGTATATTCTGATCGTATTCTAATGTCATATCCGTTTCTCCGGCGCACAGAATAGTCTCTGTCGTTTCAATGACAGGCGTTACTGACGACATCTTAGTAAAGACATACTTAGTGCCGTTGGCAGGAGAAGTAGGCAATGTATACGTTGTAGAGGCCGTTAAATACTCTCTGACGCCAACAACACTCTCAATGCCCACTTTCGTTGGATAGGTGGCAATAAGTGTGGCTGTTCCTGCATCGTTCCTATACAATTCAAGGTAGGTATTTCCATCGCCAGAAGGTGTTGAGAAGTATTCCCCATCGTCTGTACCAGCAATGCCCGCTGTCGTGTCATCAAACACATTTCCGTTTACAGCAGAGGCACTAGCAGCAGCTTCAGCCCTGTCGGCATCGGCATTAGCAGCATTCGCATAGTCATTAGCCAATCCAGCCTGTTGTGAAGCCACTTGTTCACTTGAAAGGGCATTAGCGGCACTATCTGACGCAGAGGAAGCACTGTTGGCCGCATCTGTAGCAGACTGTCCAGCGTTTGTTTCAGAGGTTTCAGCATTCTGCTGTGCAAGTTCTGCTGCTGCTTGTGCTGTCTGTGCATCTGTTGCATACTGTAAGGCTGATGCCAATGAAGCGAATTTAACTTGCTCTACGGCACTCCCGCCACTGTTTAAGTATAGGACGAACTCATTCGTCTCAGGCACAAAGAAGTAGTCACCGCTTGTTGTGCCAGCCAACCCTGTTGTTGTGTCTGCATAAATACCCGCAGAAGTAATAGCACCCGCATCTTGATTGAGAGATAGAAGTTGGTCTATACGTCTCATTGCACGGGTGAAGATAGCGGCTGTCTCAATATCCCCCTTACGCATCTCCACAATGTTGTTTAGTGGCGTGAAGTCTCGTGCAATGGTATAAGTCGTATCTGTTACAGACGCTCCGCTGTAAGGAGTTGACAAGGTTAAGTCTGTATCACTCTGTACGCTTGCAACATCATAGAATACACCACTGCCTGTGACAGTGAAGGCGTCTCCGCTCTCCACTTCACTAAGCCATGTTGTATTTGTTCCTACTACTGTGGCGGAGCCGTTTGTTAATGTGACTGCGCCATTTTTTATTTGGGCCACGTTTCTATCCTCTGAAATAGTGTTTGTTTGTTAGACATTAGCCACACATATAGATACATGCTACCATTTTGATATTGGAGTCTTTGACTCAAGAACCCTGTATAGAGTTATAAACAATTCAAGGGTCTGTATTCCACATTCATATGGAAGTTTATCTAAAGATTATTCCGCTTGATGTAATTGTGTTGGCTGTTTGACTCAAGGTTCCTGTAGACAGAGATGCAGAAACTGTTGACCCTCGGGCAACTACTATGCCAGTCACACCGCTCAAGAATCTGTTGTTGTCATCAACTGTATCTGCTTGGTACGCTGTAACCATCCCCCCGAAGTCAGCTCTTATTGGCGAGTAGTTAAAGTCATTAAATGTTGCGAATGAGACGTTCAATACAGAACCATACTGACAATGTATCCCTGCGACTCTTGTGAACGAGAGGTTTGCTAAAAAGACTCCCGAGGACAAATTAGCAAAAGAACTATTTCGGACTTCCCCGACTTCATCCCTCACATTAGATACCCGTATGTTTACGGAATCCAACACAGACCCGTTATCGATATATATCCCCTTAGTACAATTTTCCAACCTAGCAGACAATCCGTTTATTATTCTGCTTCCATTGTCAGCAACAAAACCTACCCCAAAATCCTCTATGTTCATACCACCCACTGACTCAAATATTGAACCTGTCTCACATCTTACACAACTACCTATTATACCTCTGCCAATAAAATCAGCCCCTGAACTATAATGGAGGCCGCTGGTATTTACTGTGAGCCTAGAACCCTGTACTAAGTAAAATATACGACTAGAGATACTTAAATTTGAATTAATAATTTCTAAGGGGAAGTCTATATTAGGGCCAACACCCGACGCTTCTACCTTAATAAAGAAATCTTGGACACTTGATCCATCCACTTGGACACGGCTGGTATACCCATTTTCATGGGTTATTGTAATCCACCCTAAGTCTATACCAACAACATGAATATTTTCAGATATGATGGTTCCTGTAAGTATTTGAATCTCGGCATTAAAACCCCCCGATTTGTATACTGGAACAGTTCGACTCAGGGCTTCTAGTGCCTCATTAATAGTGGCGTAGTCACCAGTGCTACCAACTGTTACAGTTATATCATTATTGTTGCCGATAGTGGACTCAGGACCAATGATTAAATCAGTGCCATCAAACTCTATATATTTACCGGAAGCTTTGTTCCCAAATACACCTGTCGCTGACTGTAACTCACCAGAAAATTCGGCATTGCCTAGTCCATCAACACTCAAACCATGCGTATTAATTATCAGGTTCGTGCCATCAAATTCAACCCTGTTACCAGATGGATTACCGAGCACACCTGTAGCGGCCTGCAACTCTCCACTAAACGTAGCATTACCTTGCGGGTCAACAGTAAAGTTGTCAGTATTTATTGCAAGTTTACTGCCGTTATAGTCGATAAAGTTATTAGTAGCTCCCCCAAATCTAAACCCTCCACTACTGTCAACATTACCACTACTATCAACGACGAAGTTACTATTGATGTTCAGACTGCCTGAGAATGTACCACTTGCACCTGTAATATCACCACGGAAATAAGCATTGCCTAATTCATCAATACCAAACTTTAGCTTATCACCAACACCTGCATTAGCATCATATCCCCACATTAAGTAAGATGTACCATCAATATTTAACGGACCAATACCAACTTGATATTGTGGGTTATTAATATCATCTACGGCGCGGAAAATGCTTTCAGTTGTGATAGCTCCTGTAGCGTTAATAACGCCAGCGGTGAGTTTAGCTGCTGTCAAGTTCTTTATCTTCTCAGAAGGTACAGCATTACCGGCAAGGTTGGTATTAATAAACGTCTCATCTACGGGGTCTAGCTCATAGGCCCATCCGCTCAAACCTGTTAAATCCTGTCCTGTCTTGGTGGTAACAGTAAATTCGGAAGTGGTATTTGTACCCGTCTTACCGAACTCATCAAACGGACGGAGGCGTACATAATAAACCGTATCTTGATTTAAGCCACTAGCGACAAAGCTGTTATCACTAATAGTAGCGAATGGTTCTGTCGCATCCGGGTCAAAACCTTGTGTTGTTTCAATCCAAATATCAACACCAGCAAAGTCCAAATCCGTTGGGCGCTTATAGCTGATTTCGATAACGTTGAATCCCGGATTCACTACAACGTTTTCAAGGGCTTTAGGTGCTGTATTTGTTACGTCAATTACAGCAGGTTTTGGGCTTTCTTGGTTCTGCCTAGTACGCATTACCACACTAATACGAAACTCCCGATAAGCACCGGGAACACCGTAACGTCGCTCATAATCTTCTGCGTTTTTCTCGTAGGTGTAGGTGTAGAAGTTATCTACAACATTCTCAGTACGCACCACCTCATCATTAGCAGTGATTTCTACTTCGTAGTCACGGAAGTATTGGTCAAGTACAGCGTTAGAGGCACCTTTAAGTCCTTCATAGCCCAAGTCAACCCAATCATTAAGAGTGGATTTGCGCCATGTAAACTTAGCGTCACGGCCAGTGAATTCTGTGTCGTTGCCTTGGTCAAACAGTTCTAAGCCGCGTACATTTGGTGCTGGCAGTTCTTCAAATGGGTTGTCTTCTGTATATTCAGGGTCAGAAGTATTTGTTGTGGTGAATATCTTACTCAGACCATTCTTGTTCACCACACCGTAGATAGAAGCTGAACGCACACGGATTTCATACTGACGACCGTCCGCATATACCTGTACGTCAATAGAATTAGGATTTCTCCATCCCAATGTACCAATGTTAGCCCATGTAGCCTGCCCCGGTTGCCTATACTCAGCAATAGCGTATAGGTATCCGTTCATTACTTCTGGTGGCGTTATTTCAATAGTCAGAGTAGACCAACGAGCATCGGGTGTCTTTGGTGTATCGACAGCTTCAGTAACAGTGAAGTCTTCTACATCCGGTGCAGGGTCGTTCTGTAGTTCAATCTTCTTCTCTACTGAGAACGGAGAGTGTACACCAGCTTCATTAACGGCTGTTGCACGTACATAAATAACGTTCCCTTGGTTGTTACTTACAGGGATGCGGAAAGTACCGTCGTCGGCAGGAGATACACCACCGTCCTGCCAATCACTCTCAATATCAATAGGGTCGCCATTTTCATCAAACTCAGGCGGATCATATTTGTATTGTAGACTAAATCGAGACAATAAAGCCCTGTCACCACGCTGTTGCGATACATTGACAATTATAGCATTACTTTCATATGTAAAGCTACCATAGTTTACACTGATACTAGGCGCTAATGGCGTAATATCCCTTGGGCGCTCAGGATTCAGATTAGATTCGTACTCAGGGAGGTAGCCGTAATCAACAGTGAATAGATTATCTGCATAGTTTACGAGTGTCAGTGTGGCTTCGTAGTTATTGCTATAGGTAATCTCTGTAACAAGACATTCTAGTGTTTGTGTACCGCTCTCACCGTAAGCAACCAAATTACCTACTTCAGTGTAGGAGGGTAAAGAACCTGACCACCAACCGTCACCTTGGTACGTTGCTGTAGTGTTGTAGAACTGTGTGCCGCTAGAAACAGAACGTATAGTAAGTGTGTACGTCTTCCCTGCTGTCAGGTTGATAGTTTCATCAATTCTAAAGGTGTACCCGTCTATTTCTTTAATGAAACCTTGGCCCAATCCAACATCAATAACATCATGGGCCAGCAACACTTTATCACCACGACGAGCAATCAAACTTTCAACGTCAGTCTCTAATTGATACACTTCTCTGCGGAGACGTTTCTCGAAAAATGCAAATCTTGCATGTTTACGTGCTAGTGTAGGGCTTGTTGTGCCCCATACAGAGAAGTCTTCATATCTACCAGTTATGTTTGCTCCGGGTTTAGGTCTTGATACGTTCCCTGCATAGAATTTATCGGGGTCTCCGTAAATACCTTCATCTTCCTGATCTTGGAAGTCGCCGTTGGCAAATGTGTACTTAACACCGTCAGTTTCAAGATCAAACTCACGGCGAGACTTCAGACCCCTACTGTTTTTAGTAGTGAACACCTGTGTGGGGTTTGACTGTGCCCTATTTTGGATAACACTGAACTTCCCATCTCTCATAGAGAAGAAAGCCCTACCAGTGAATGCAATGTTGTTCAGGAGGTCTTTTAGGTTAATACCTTCGTTTATGATTTCATTGCATTCCCACCCTCTACTATAACACTCGCTTTCCCAAGCAGCAATAGCACTGTTATCCAGCCGATCATTATCAACAGCAGCGCCATTAAACGGCCCCTGTAACATCCATTTATACATGTTAGCTGGATTGTTTGTTGTGTACCAATTGCCATAGATATTAAAGTTCTTAAAGTCATTGTAGATATCAGACTGTGGGATAAGTGACTGTGCTCTACACGATAGGTTATCAATTACACCCGATAGCTGTTCTGATGCACGTACATCTAGTGCAATAAGTACCGGATAACGTTTAAGGGAAGGGTCGATGCCAAAATAACTATCGAGAACACTACCCGCTAATTCGTAAGTTATAGTGTTTAGCTGCAAAGTTGTTGAAAACCCTGCGCTATTTACATCATAGTCCCAGCCGTTTCTTTTTACCTCAAAAGGTACGTCACCCGTCAATTTTGCTCCGGTGATAGGATCAATCGGTACAAAAGACCAAGATTTAATCAATTCGTCTCTAGTAGCGTGCCAATACGAGACAGTGTTTACATAGTAATAATTACCAACATCTCTAATATAAGCATACCCATTTATTTCTGCATCTACGCGTGATGTTACGTCCGTGTAACTACCCATTTTATCATAACCACGCGATCCACCGCTCTGGTTTATATAATAGCGACCATTTATTTTAACCAGTTGTCTGAATACATACTGACTCTGCCCAGATGCTACTCTGGCTATAGAGTACCACCCCCTCCCCGGAACATAATACCTAAACTGAAAGCCCCCACCAGAATGCGCCACGTCACCACTATTTGTTGCCCAAAGCCCTTGCGGATAAACCATCTCAAGGGTTATTTTGTCTGTGCCTGCTGGAGCACTCCTACTAATATAATTCTCTTTACCTAGTTCTTGATTAATGCTGTCTTGCTGAATATCCTTATTCCAAATAGAGCGAATACCAGATGTCGATTTAGTAGTGTTCCAATCAAGAACTGAATAGTTTATATCGTCAAATGACCATATAGGGCTGTCCCCAATCTTAATATCTGAAATATTCAGTGGCCCATAACCAACGCACAGTAGCATTTTCAACCACTGCTCTTTACCTTTCCAGTAGGTGTATGGCTGTGCTGCATAGACAGGGGTTACTCGACGGTCGCCAAGAATGACAGGAATAGGTTCATAAGGCGTTGCTTCGTTTCTAGCTCCAGTTACACGCTTTAGGCGTTCACCCTGACCTTGATCAGTTGGTTGATCCAACATCTTGTACAGTTGGTATCCAGCATATATAGCAGCAGGAATGAGTGCAAAAACTGGAAAGACAAAAGATGCAACACCTAACCAATCACCACTCCCCCCTTGGGGAATCTGACAGACACTTACATAGTCACCTTCCTTAACAGGATAGTCCCAATCGGACTTTTCTTCACCACTAACGAAGATTTTAGTGTGTTGTTCAGACAGGCCGGAATAACTATTGAAAATATCACGCAGAGATGTGCCTACTTCGACACTCTCGAAAATAGGACTGAGTACGGGTGCCTTACTTACAACGACATTTACTTCTTTCTGTAGAATCCCGCTATCTTTCGTTTCCATTTCATCTCCGTAAAGTTTTCAATAACTACGCCGTGTTTGCGGCCAGTGTGAATCATTGTTGTGTTGTCTAAGCAAAACCCTATGTGCAACGGTTCACCTAGAACATTAAGGAGGATAACATCTCCGTATTCAGGACTACCTACTTCCTCAAACATCTGCTGCTCCATTAAAACAGATTGCAATTTTTCAGATGTTTCGTGACATTCTTCAATAGAAGGAAGGGTTATGTCCTGATATGTAGTTAGATGTATATCGAACAATTCCTTATATAGTAGGACAACTAAACCCCAGCAGTCTGCGCCCTGTTTAGTACGACCACCTTCAATATAAGGAAGGGTATAAACCCATGTAGGAATCACTGTACGCCTTCAAAGAGTCCGGGGAAAATGTTTGGTGTGAATCTATCTCTAGGAATCTGTACGTGTAGCACAGGTTCTACTTCCAACTCAATAGAAATGGCGCTCTCATCAATGTTAAATGCAGCAGATTGGTAATTGGCGGGGCCAAATTCTGCTACGTTAGGATTGCTACCTAGGACAATCCAGATGTCAATAACCAAGACTTCGTTGGTTTCACGCAAGGCGCGTACAATCTGAATATCGGCAGCTTCAAAGTTTAGTGTTGCTCTCGGAGTACCTTCTTCTGTATCATCAGGTAATTGCAGATCAAATCTACTCTTTTGGTAGAGTTGACTACTACCGCTGACTGTACTTGTAATACTTTCGTTGTTGTTGGCGAAGTAGAATGTCTGGCCCTCGAATGCTACACGCATAAGAGTGATCATTGGGTTTCCGCCGCCGTTGAAAGCCTGATCTAAGAAGTTGTCTGAAAAAGGCATTACAGAAGTTTCTCCAAGGTTACTGTTACAATCCAATCAAGTCCTACACGCTCACTGTCATAAGGCTCTACAAACCTATATGGTTTACTCACATTAAGGACAGGATCAGGTTTTATGAACTCTTCACTACCGTTTGACAATGTGTTTTCATAGAAGTTGACAAAAGTTGCATATTGCGTACTTGTCATGTAATAGCGTTCTGTTACATTATTTAGTACAGCAGTAAACCTATTACGTTGCTTTGTGTACCCATCAAACTCTGAGCGCATTACGCTATCTTGTGGTGTATCTCTAAACCCCTCAAGGAGAGGGGATTGAGGTAGTGTGCTAGGCCAATCTGCCATTTATACTCTCCTTCCGGGGCGCTGAATTCCGTAGCTTACTTGCATGGCACTATCAAAATCACCCCTAGCCATGCCATTACTTACTACGTCTTTGATTAACAATTCAATACTCCTATTACCATAAGAGTCTGTGGTTTCTCTTGTTTGTACTGGAGCACCACTACCTCTTTGGTCAATAACAGTTACGTTCGTGTTGCTACTATTGCCGCCAGCACTACCACTACCAACCATACCACCGCTAGAGAAATTAGCCATTCTACCTTGGTTCATAGCATTAAGATTAGCCACACCAATCTTTCTTACAGCATCGGCACGTAGTACATACTCGCCGTTAGAGAGGTTCGCGGGAATATCATCAGAAGTGCCTGTTCCGGGGCCTCGCACAAGACCGCCTGTTGCGTAGTTTGCTGCTTGGATTGCTGCTATTTGAGCGCCTGTATTTGCTGCAACCAAGGCTGTTAATCCTGCTGCAATCCAAGGTTGTGCTGCATACTGACCCCATATCTTAGTAATAGCTAATGCGCCAGCTACAGTAGCTTGCATTTGAGCCATTCTTTTATATTCAGTGCTACTATCTCTATTTGCCGTCTCAAGTAATGACATCATTGAGTCAATACCTGCACCTAAACCAACAACCCCTTTTTGCATACCTTCTGATAAATTGGCTCCGAAAAGTTCTGCAAAACCTGCCGCACTGGCGGTAAAACTTTCCATTTGCGAGTTCATTATATCATCTAAGTTACTGGCAAAACTCATAATGCTAAAGGCTGCATTATCAGCACCCCTGCTCACATTATTGAATGCTTCAGCATATCTCTCCATCATCCTAAGTATTTCTGGATTATTGGTACGCTCATACATTTCGGCTAGGAACTGTTGCTTATCAGCATACTCCTGAACGGCAGCTGTAGTATCCCCATACTGCCCCTTCAGTTGTTTCAACATCTCCCATTCACGTTTTATCTTATCGGCTTCAGATTCGCCTTGCCCTTGTCCCTCAAGTGCGTTCAATCTGTCTGCCAACTTCTGCCTTGCTTCCATGTTAGCAACAATAGCCTGCGCTTCTTCAATCAACGCATTTTTATTTGCTATTGTTGAGTCTTTTGCTGCAATCTTGGCAATTTCATACGCCACAAGTTGTTTCCGTGTCATGCCTAATGTCTCAGATTCTTCTTTAAGACGGGCAATGTACTCAGCGGCCTCATCAGCAGCAGTTTTGGTGGCCTTACCTGACCGATTGGTAGCTTCTGTGGAAACGTCAAGTGCCTTAGACAGATTCTTTAGTGCTTGCTCTATATCCTCTCCGTTCCTGATAGCTTCAATCGCTTGTACAGCAGCATTGTTAAGTGCCCCAGCCAACTTAGTAAAGTTATCTGTTGTATCGCCTGCTTCCATTTTAATAGCAGACAGCGTATCTATGAGAGATAAAAAGTTCTCTTCCGTAGGAGAATCAGATACAGAATTGTATGCCTGCATTAGAGACTCTAGCTGCCCTCTATTTATCCCAAGTTCCTTAGATGCACTGTTTAAAGTAGATGTAAACCTCACAATTTCACTAGAGAACCCGGATACTGTATCTGTACCGCTTAATGCGCCGTTGCGAAAATCGTCTATTTTCTTAGCCATCGTAGTAAAATTAGATACAAATTTACTTGACTCGGAGCCAATCAAAGTCGTAGCTTCTCTTACTGCGATACCTACGTCTAATAGCCGTTTTTCTAGCTCTATTCTAGCGGCTGTTTCCGATACTTTTGCATAACGTAGAATTTCATCAGATAGGACTCTGACGCCATCATCTGTTTCATCTATTGTGTCATTTAATGTGGACAGGGATTCATCTAGCAGTTTTGTTGCCTGTTCAGCTTGTCCAGCAGATGACATAACGTAAGCAAATGCTGCACCTATAGCCAATACAGCACCGGCCATAGCACCGCCCGCACCGAAGAAGCCAAGTAATTGAGAACCCTGTTGACCAAGAATAACAAGTGCGTTAGTACCCATCTGTGCCTGTACGGCAACGTCTTGCAACTGCAAACCGAACTGAGAAGCGGCAGCACGACTAGAGCGGAACCATGAACGTGCATTAGCTGTGGCGGAGGTCAGACCTGTGGTGGAAACACTAGCGCGAGTTAATGCCCGTTGTAGGATTTCGTAACGCTTATTTAGGTTATCAATACTCAGGTCAGTTCTACTGATACCATCTCTGTAGATAGCAAGTGCTTGTCGGGCATTGTTAAGTGCTATATTACCGCGAGTTGTCTCAGCAGCAGACTGCCGCTTTAAGACCATTATCTGCTTTTCGGCGGCAGTTGCTTGGGTAAGGGCTTTTTGTCTGCGGTCTTCCGACACGGCGTATTCTCGGGAGGCTTTAGCAGCAGCAATGTTAGCCTTACCTGCTTCTTTTGTTGCACGTACTACTTCTTTGGACTCAGACGTGAAACTACTGAATGTGCCTTGGAGAGCTTTAATGGCCTTTTCCGCTTCACGGACAGAACCAAAGTTTATTACTACACTACCTTTTAACTGCCCTACGTCCATTACTTTCTCTCCTTTTTAGGCAACTGGCGGGGAGGAACATTGCTTCCTTTCTTGCCTTTCTTTTGTAAGGCTTTCTTCTCCTCTTCCGCTTTAATCTTGAAGTATGCACACCAATAGTCAAATTCATCGGCGGGCATATCTACAATCTCATAATGAAATTTCCCCAAGGTTTCTGCTAGATAGTATTCGTCAAGAAGCCTTGGAGATTTCTTTAGTTTTTTTCAGCATCTCCCTCTTCGGCAGAGAGACCCAACACTTTGAATGCAGCTTTGGAGAATGTGTCTACATAGCCGCCTGAAGGCTGTTGCACCATAGTTTCATAGTCTGCTTCGTTAAACACTTTCTCGCCGGTTTCAGGGTCTACAACAGTGTAGATAACGGCATATACTTGCAGTTTGAGAGTGTCCATCTTATCGTCCTTGGTACACTTCTCAATCAGCGCAGTACGATCAGCGTATGACAGTTGACGTACTTCCACTTCAATACTTCCGTGTTTAACTTTCTCGGAGCGGAATTTATTCTGTTGACCGAGGGTTGCACTACGAATGTCTTTAATGCTCACTTATATTCTCCTAAGAGTTTTGTTTATGTACTTTGTAAGACAAGAAAGCCCCGCGTATGTGCGAGGCTCCTTTCACTACTTCACCAATGCTTAGATTGGGTTTACTTCACTCACGGCACCTGTTCCTTGGAAAGACAAGCTGGCCTCTACCATGGCATCTACGCCACTAGAGATAGATGTGTCAGTTACAATCACCTCACCAGTATATCCATACTCGCTTTGACCTTCCGGCATATATTCAACGTAGATGTTACTACGATTCTCATATGCATTCAGAATCTTCAGCAGACCAGTCGGAATAGTAGAAGTTGCGAGGTGTCTCCAACCAAACGGTTTAACATTCTCGGGTACGGACAGGGTGAGAGACAGGGTGAACTCTTCGTCACCGCCTACATCACCGGACTGTGAGTAACTACCAATCTTGTAGATACCGCGAGTAATGGAACTTCCGTCGCCAGCAACATCAAGTTCGATAACAAACTCACTACGGTCATTCAGTTGACCAAAACCATCGTTCTCTGCACGGTAGAAACCACTCAGTTCCAGATCAGCAGTGAGCAATGTCGGACGGAAAGTAGAAAAACCACCATTCGCCTGTACAGTCTCAAAGCAAGATGTGTCGGTGGTATCCGCACTCTGAGTCAGACTGAAGCTGTTAGCACAACCGTAAGCAGACATAGTGAGGTAGTCACCGTCAGCAGTGATTGCACCTGTCGGACTATAGCCTGATGCAAAGGTCACTTCACCAAACAGATAGTTGATAGACTCAATATCTGCACTAGCTACAGCACTAGCACCGTCGTAAATGGTTACACCAGCAGTCCAGTCCCACACAGACTTAGTATCATCTGTAATACGATAGGTCTGAGTGTTATCGACTTGAGACATTGCCTCACCAGTAAACGATGTAGGCGTGGGGCCACTGCTGCGAACAGTTGAGTTATAACCAGCAAAGCCACGGTACATGGCATTACCAGATACAGTCCAGTTGATTAGACCAGTCTCGGAGGAGCTATAAGCAGCACCAAAAATAGTGTCTTCTAACTGATTCCCTTCAAATGAAATGTCTGCCGTACTTCCCGGTACGATGTAATATGTAATGTCGTCATCACTGACGCGCAATTCTTTTGCTGCTGTCATAGTATCTCTCCTTTAATTGTACATACGCGCATGTCTTTTTGTAAGACAAGTATTATTGTATAGTCTTTCTGTAGGACATATCCTGAGAACTGTCTACTACAAACTCAAAAATCATGGTTATGAGTGTTCTTCCCATCTCATCTGTATTTATGTACTGTGGGCCGCGAGTCATAATGAATCGACACCAGTCATTACCGTCTTCATCAATGATATTTGGGTGGCCCAACAAAGCATTCTTAATGGTCTGGAAATCTCCCCACCCTAGAGCATACTCACTCTTTTCATATCTACCTATAAAATCAACAGTGTACACATCCCTTAAATAAGCAGGGTTTGCAGCATTGCCGATATCCAACAGTGTGATATAAGATGAATTAGGTGCCGCACTCGGCCCCAAGTACACAGGACAACTCAAATCTAAATCTGCTATAACATTATCGTAAATAAATTCAGAAGGTATCATTATTTCCACCCCACTTTAGAGAATACTTTTTTCCACCAATCTTCCCTCTCTTTGATAAGTGGAATGTACAAATACAGAGCCGGTTGATTATGCCTAGACCTAACTTCCGGTGAGTTGTGCGTAAAGTCGTGGCGGTATGGGTCTTCATGTTCTGTTATAGCGTAAGGTGCACTACCGTCTTCGTTATAAGTGATAACCAATTCAAAACTATCACTATCTAGTTCCTGATGGAACCTACGGCTGTTTATCAAGGCATGTGTATCAGTAGGCGTAGTGCTGTTAGTCCTTTGTTCAAGGTGCCTTTCAAGGTTATCACCAGCAGTGTCTATAGACTTATCAAGGTTAGAGAAAGCCTTATCAAAGCCCTTGAACCATTG